TATTTTCGTAATCAATTATGGGAGAATTCTGAGCCATGGACTTTTAATGCTGATTATTATCAAGGTGGCAATTTTCTTTCTTCTTTGAATACTTCTGAGGCAACTCGTCAGTATCTTCGAAACAACAACCTTTTTACCCTTCGTTACGCCAACTGGCACAAAGACCTTTTTATGGGATGTATGCCGAGTTCTCAGTTAGGTTCTGTTGCTACTGTTTCTATTGGTTCTGAATCTGATACTCCTGCAGCTCTTGCTGTTCGTCTTATGGATGCAGATACTGGTTTATTGGTTCCTAATTCTGAATTAGCTGCTGCTGTTGAATCTAATATAGGTAATCCTGTTCAATTATTTACGCCTGATAGTGTAGGTCCATATCCTGTAAATATGTATGCCACTTCTTCTGTCTCTGGTAACTTTAATATTATTCAATTACGTCTTGCTGAAGCTGTTCAGCGTTATCGTGAGATTTCTCAGTGTCAAGATCAGACTTATCGTGATCAAATCTATGCTCACTGGGGTGTGACTCTTTCACCTGCTCTTTCTGATCAATGTATTTATATTGGCGGTTCTTCCAATTCTATTGATATTGGTGAAGTTGTGAATAACAACCTCCAAGGTGATGGCGAAGCTAATATTCAAGGTAAAGGAGTTGGAACTGGATCATCTCGTGAATCTTTTACGGCTACTGAACATGGTATCTTGATGTGTATTTATCATGCTGCTCCGCTTCTTGATTACGTTCGTACTGGTCCTGATCTTCTCCTTATGGAGACCACTGTAAACGATCTTCCGGTTCCCGAGTTTGATAACATCGGAATGGAATCTGTTCCATTATTGACGTTGTTTAATTCTAAGTTGACTGTTTCAGGTAATACAATTGCTCCTGCTTCAATTCTTGGTTATGCGCCTCGATATATTGCTCATAAGACTAAAGTTGATGTTGTTACTGGAGCATTTGCTTCAACCCTTAAAGACTGGGTTGCTCCGATTGATGCTGCTTATTTGAATGCTTGGCTTGTTAATTCTCTTAATCCTATTTCAGGTACTACGAATATTTCTTGTCCTAATTATAATTGGTTTAAGATTAATCCTCTGCTTTTGAATCAAATCTTTAATGGAGATGTTGACTCTACCTGGGATTCTGACCAATTTTGGATTAATGCGTTCTTTGATGTTAAGGTTGCTCGTAACCTTGATTATAATGGAATGCCGTATTAATTTATAAATGCTTTTGTTATGGCTGAAAAAGAAAATAACGTAACTCTTATAGAGAAGGTTAAGTATGAAGGTCATGTTCTTAACCCTCAGGCGAATTCTAAAGCTTTTGCTGAATTCGAATTTCGTCCTATTGATCAACTTCGTTGGTTGAAAAAAGAAGATGGTTCTTTTTCCTATGTTTCTGACGTTGCTCTTCTTCTTAATTCTGAGCGCATTATCAATGAAATCGGTGAAGCGAACTATAATCTTCTTGTTCGTTCATTTGGTATGCCTTCTAAGCGTTATGCTAAAGGTAATTTTGATGATGATTTGTTACTTCAATCTGTGAAATCTCGTTTTATTCAGACTCCTTCTGAACTTCGTGCTTGGCAAGATCAATGGGTTGAAGTTGCTGCTGGATTTGAAGCAGAAGTTAATAAACGTGCTAAAGAGCAGAAGGAAGCTGCTATTGCTTCTAAGGCTGCTGAGTTAGCTCAACAGAGACAGGCTGCCACACCTGTTCAAACTGAATAATGGCTATTGCTGAAGGTACTGCCGCATTGATCTCTGGTATCGCTGCGGCAGGCTCTGCTACTGCAGGTGCTATCAATGCAGGTAAAATGAATAAACGTGGCGCAAAAACTGCTTTGAAAATGCAGCAGATAGGTAATGAATTCTCGACCCAAGAAGCTGAGAAAGCTCGTGCCTATCAAACAGGGCTTTATGAAAAGGATTGGCAAAATCGTTATAATCAATGGCAAGAAGAGAATGAGTATAATTCTGCCGCTGCTCAGCGTAAACGTTATGAAGAAGCCGGATTAAATCCGTTTATGGCTATGCAAGGACAATCAGCAGGAATGGCTCAAGGTATGTCTTCTGGAACTGGAACTGGTGCTGCTCAGGCTCATGCCGCAGGTGCTAATGCTCCGAATCAGGTTGATCCTGGCCCTTCTATACAGTCTATTGGTTCTGCTGTTTCTCAGGCTGTAAATTCTTATTATCAGAATGCTAATACTTCTGCTCGTACTGCACGTGAACATGTTGGATTAGAGTATGATTCTAAGCGTTTTGAATCTGAGATTGCAGAGCGTATGGCTAACGTGAAGAATACCTCTGCGCAAGCTTTGCTTACTGGTCTTAAAACGGATGAGCAACGCCTTATTAATCGTTATCTTCCTATTCAGCAACAAACTGATTTCTTTGTTAAAATGGCTGATATTTCTGAAAAAGTTGCTCGTAAGCAGCTTACCGTTCAGCAGGCTAAGTCTGAGATCGAGAAGCAATTCAAGTATCAGGCTGAGACCGCTGGCCAGAAGATTTCTAATAAAGTTGCTAGTTCGGTTGCGGATTCATCTATATCTCTTATCAATCAAGAGAATAGATATAATCGTGCTTATTTCCGTTCTATCGCATCTCAGTTGCCCCTTGATATGCAATTATATCGAGATCAGCGTAAATATGCTTTAGAAGAGATGGCTTATAATCGTGAGATTAATTTCCGTAATGATTATAAGAAATCTATTGATAAATGGGTTAATCCTACAACTGAGCAAGCAGCTCGTGTTGTTCAGATGATTGCTGATGCGTTCAATCCTATTTCAGGATTTATGCGTAAAAATCCTTTTAAGAAAGGAAAACATTCCTCCTCTCGTGATTCTTATGGTTGGCCCAGTTGGTAACTTCCCGAGCGTTGGATAAACATAATACCCGGTTGTCGTTTTGACCGGGTATTTTGTTGCTCGACGGTGTCCTCTAATGGACACATTAGGAGAGCAGCGTAAGCTAAAGCGTTGGCTTTCAAATAGTTGTTTATTTATACTTTTACCGTATCACGGTGCCCCGGTTTAATTGACTTATCCGGGCATTGTACCTCTAGTCCTAATTATATAAAAGTGACAGTCGTAGACTGTACCTCTTGTTTTTTTTTAACATTTATCCTATTGTTTATTAATATACTATTTGTATCTTTGTATAGGTAAATAATAATAATTAAATCTAATAGGTTATGAAAACAGGAGTTTATAATTATCTTCTTTATTCTCAGATTTAGGATTTGGATATTGCTTATTTGAATAGCAATACTTGTACTTTAGATGGTCGCTTGTATGTTATTTTGGGTCGTTATACTGATTCTGTTTTGGAAAAGCGTGTTTACGTTCTTTTTCGTAATGAATTAACTTATTTAGTAACTTCTTATTCTGATTGATATGAAAACACTTTATTATTAATAATTTAAAATAAGTCTAAATTATGGAATTTCTTGTAACTGTTAATCAAGGTGTTGACACCTTTCTTGCAACCGAAGATGATGTAAAAAACATCATTAGTGAATATGGTAAGGATTGTTTGCTTATATTTGCTCCGAAACCTCAAAATTATGAATATGGTAGAAGAAGTAAAATCCAAGAAAAATTGGTTGACGGCCATTATCTCGGCCGTAGTAGCAGCGCTAACTAGTTTATTGTCTAACCTTTAAGATGTAGAGACATGCAGGAATTACCTACCCAGAAAGGATTTGATTCTATAATGAGTTCAGTTTGTACTCATGGTAAGGATATTATTAATCCTTATACTAATCAACATATGTATATTCCCTGTGGTAAGTGTCCTGCGTGTCTTTTAAAGAAGTCTTCGATGGCTTCTATAAAGTGTGAAGTTCAGCGTGCTATATCACGTTATTGTTACATGATAACTCTTACCTATGATACCAACACTGTACCAAGAGCTCGTATTATTACATCTAAAGATGATCCTGATTTGCATAAGTTTGTCGTTAAGCCTCGTCCTACTCTTTATTACGATCGTAAGAAGACCTGCAAGATCGAAGGTTTGTCTCATACTGATGATTTTGTTTACGATTTTCGCTATCCTTCAGAGCTTATGCGTGATTACCGGATTAAAGGCTCTCTTTCCTGTGATGGAAAGTATCCTTATTTAAATGATTATGTAGGTTATTTGTCATGGAAGGATTTTCAATTGTTTATGAAGCGTTTTCGCTTTAAAATTTTTAAATTTTTAGGTCGTTATGAAAAGATACATACATACGTTACAGGTGAGTACTCACCGATCCATTTCCGTCCGCATTTCCATTTCTTATTATTCTTTGATGCGGAAGAACTCGCCCCGCACGTTGGAGAGTTTGTTTCTGCATGTTGGCCCTATGGTCGTGCAGATTGGTCTTCCGCGCGAAAAGACGCTAGTAGCTACGTTGCGGGATATACTAATAGCTCTTCACGAATTCCCGATTTCCTTAGCGAGTTGCCTCAGATCAGAGCAAAGAGTAGATTCTCAAATCATTTCGGCGAAAAATTTTTTGCAGTCGCTAAGCGTTTTGCCCATGAAGGACAATTCTCTACATTCCTTAATGGAGAGTCTATCACGATTAATGGTCGAGTGCTTGACGTGCGTCCCTGGCGGTCGATTATCAATTCCTGCTTTCTCCCCTATGCAGCTAATCCCCGACGCACTGGCTATGAACTTTGCCGTCTTGTTGTCGATGTACAACGAGCGGTTTCGGACGTATGCACAAGATATGGAGTTAAAGACCGATCGTCATTTAGTTCCACACAAGCGGCAAATGCAATATATAAGTTAGTATTCAATGATATTGACCCGATAGATCGAAATGAATTTTATCGTTCGCATCCTCATTTTAGTAACCTATTATTTTTTGCCAGAATCAACTTAGATGCGCATCCGTTTTCTCAGTATGATGTCGATACTATTCTTGGTCAGTTGTACCGTTTAATATCTACGGTGCGAAATTTTAGTAAGGAGTGGCATATATTTAATTTTGATTATGTCACTCCCGAACTAAGAAATGCTGTTAAAATTTCCCAAGATTTTTATGTTTCTCGTGATATGTATAATCTTAAAAAGATACTTCAATATGAAGAATTTTTGGACCCTTTATTTCTTGATGTCTCAATGCATCCCTCCAGGGAATCGGTTAATCGATTTTCTGAAACGTCTTACGGGACTTTCATTTTGAATAAATCTCGATCTCGTTTAGACGATAGTGTGAAACACCGTGAGATTAATGATCATAATATTAAATTTGTAGTTGATTATGGCAATTATAAAACCAAAACGATATAATATTGCTCGTGATGTTACTATTTATGTATATCGTCGTTATAGATATACGGATTGTGTTTCATTGGATATGGAATGTGTCCTTGAACTTCATTATATTCGGCTTTCACCTCGTGAATTTCAGGATCGGATTACTTCACTCTCTAAGTTTTTAAATCATAAATCTGATACTCAATTTTATGTAAGTGATAAACCCCCGTGTATTGTTTGTCGTAAGGATTTTCAACATATTCCTTTATTTGACAATGGAATACCGTTTGATTTTTAATGTTTAACTTAAATTTTATTTTATGGAACAAAAAGGAGGACTTTTTTCGTTTGGTGATGTCAAGAATCATCCTAGACGTTCAGGTTTCGACTTATCCCAAAAGAAAGCTTTCACGGCTAAAGCTGGAGAGCTTTTACCTGTTTATTGGGATATTTGTTTACCCGGTGATAAGTATTCACTTTCTCACCAAAACTTTACCCGTACTCGGCCAGTAAATACTGCCGCCTATGTTCGTCTTCGTGAGTATTTTGATTGGTTTTTTGTACCTCTTCGTCAGATCAATAAGAATTTGCCTCAGGCGATTGTAGGTATGCAAAATAATCCGGTTACTGCTCAGAGTATTTCATCTTCTAAGGCTGCTATTGGAGATTTGTTGTATACTCCTTTAATTTCTTCCTCTCAACTTTCAACATTGGACTCTATTTTTGATCATTATATTAGTCCTTCTGGTTCTACGTCTAAGATTTCTTCTATTACCAATGTTTTTGGTTTTAATGAATCTGCTAATTTTATGAAGCTTATGCTTTATATTGGTTATGGTTCTTTTTTGAGGCGTAGCCCCTCTGAATTTCTTCCTTATTCTGTTACTACTTCTCAAGATTATTTTAATACTCTTGTTTGTCAGAATGGTCTTAATGTTACTCTTCTTCCTTGGTTTGCTTATCAGAAGCTTTACAATGATTATTTTCGTAATCAATTATGGGAGAATTCTGAGCCATGGACTTTTAATGCTGATT